CTTAGCAGCCTCAACAGCCTGTTTTCTAAAAGCTGAATCATCAATTAAATTATACTTTGCTGTTCCAAAATATTTTTCAAATCCATATTTTTTTAAACGAGCGATTTCTTTTTTAGGTACAGACTCATAAGTTACCTTAGGCTCAATCCCATTTTCTTTTAGAAAGTTGTATTGCAAAGCAGGATCATCAGCGAGTGCTTTTTTTCCCTCTCTTTCAAAACCACTTTTATTAAAATAACTAGAATCCTCTACTATTTTTCGAGCCTCTTTTGTTAGCTCGTTATATTTTTTATTATTTTCACGATCAAGATCAAACGTGACGCTAGGGTATCTCGGTGAATAAACATCAGCATCAAAGGCTTTTACGCTGCGATCATTTAAAAGATCACTTTGCGCGATAAGAGTTATGTCACCGTAATCCTCAAGAGGTGTGTCTTTGTTTGAAATTGCTATCGATGGCGCCGCTAACCCACCCATTTTGTCTGCAAACAAAAGTTTTTCTGATGATAAATTATGGTGAACCACCATGTTTTTTTCGTCTGAATTATTTTGATTGTATTGATTTTCAGCGACTGGCTGCTCTGTAACGTTCTGAATTTTTAATCCGTATTTTTTATACAGATCAAACGGCATCTGCTTTGAGTTTAACCCTTGAGTTAACAAAACCTGCGACCACATTGTCGCCTCATAATTCGCCGCTTTTTTAGGACGACCAGTTTCAATTCGCTGGCGTTTAATATCCTCAAACACCTGTTTCGCAGAATCCTCATACAGCTTTAATTCATCTGGCGTCTTGTCGGCCTTGGCTGCCTCGTACTGCTCTTTAATCTGATCTTTCGCGTCCTGCTCTTGCTGTTTTTGTTCAGATCTTGACATGTCACTAGGATCATATTTAACGAAATCAGTCATCCCAGAATAAACTTCTGAGTCGATTGTTTTAGTTAACCACTCAGCGTGATCGATTTTCATGTCAGAACCAGACTCGATTGATTTTTCAAAGTTTTCTAGCAAACCAAGTTTTGCAATTTCTTCTTGAGGATTTAAATTTTTCTTTTCAAAAAATTCCTTTAAATCATTAGGACTAACATATACGCTTTCAAGCGACGTACCTTTTACAGACGACTGCATGTACTCCTGAAACTTTTCAGGCGATCGCGCGCGCAGCTTTGATTCTGTCGCAGCCTCGCCAAGTTTCTCGTAAGTCTCAATAGTAGCCGCAGATTTGTTTCTATCGATATACATTCTAGTGCTGTCTTTTATAGACATCGGAGCGCCAACAATACCGCCAGCGCCAGCGCCAACTAAGAACGAATCTCCAGCTCTTAACATAATTCCATTAAGCGCGTCAGGGTTTACGTCCATCCCATAATCAACTAAATCCTGAGAAACGCTTGTAACGAACTCCTCGGTGCCCTCTTCTGCAGAAGTTTTAAATAATTGTTTTGCTGCTGTTTTTACAATCTGCTTTGTAGATTCTTGGCCAACTTCTTTTGTTAATTTTTTTATTAATTGTTTAAAAATTTCAGCTTGTCCGATGCCGCCAACGGTTTCAATAGCTGCAGAAATTCCGCCGGAAATCCTAGCGTTTAATACAGCTTTGTCCTGACCAATTCCATCTTTAATATTTTCTTGATATTTACTGCCAGCCTCAGACGCATACATCGATAAAATCCCAGCTGTAGGATTTATCGCAACAAGTGCAAGCTGTGGAACGGAGTTTAAAACCTGTAGATATAACGCCTCTGTAGCTCCAGAGAAATCACCGTTTTTTGCGGCTGTAATAATACTTTGCTGAGCCTCTTCTGATTTATATTTATTTGCCTCTTGCTCTAAATAAGCACTAAACTTATTAAGCTGTCCGGCCTTGTAAATACTTGGCATTGCATAAGGATCTGATTTATTAATGTCCTCGTTCATTTGAGCAAAATCAACCATACCTTTAGTGGCCGTTAGAGCGCCGCCGACAATCGCATCTCTAGACTTGCTCCAAAAACCAGGACTGGCCTGAGCCTCTATTTTTTTCAAAGCATCTAAGTCATCTTTTGAAACAGCAGCGTTATCTGGGTTTGACATAAACGCATTTAAATTGCCGCCTGCCGTTTCAAGGCTTTTACTAACTGACTCAATTTCATTTTGCTTTCTAAGATCCTCATAGTTTTGTTCAGCAAAATCAGACCTAACACCGAACCTTTGCGCTAGTGAAATTTTCTTAGCGTAATCATCTGGGTTTTTATCAACAGCCACAGTCATGGCGGACTGAGCGTCTGGAATTTGGTCAGCTAGTTCTAGATATGGATTTTCATTACTCATCTAATTTGTTCCCATTGTTTAATAAAAACATATCAATAATATTTTTGTTGTTGATTGGCTTTTTCCGTTCCTTCAAAGCCAGCTCAATCTGCATAAGTTGTTTCTTAGGTATGTCGTTAACAGTAATTTCAAACATAGGCTTTTCTGAATTCCAAATAATGCCATCATCAACAACCTTTTTCTTTGCAAGCTTGTTCGCAATATCTCTAACCTCGTCGTTATTAACGTGCGGTTTTCCTGTTGATTGTTTTGTTTTTAAAATTTCAGAATCAACGGCTTGGCGGAACCGCGCAAACTCTTCTTTGTTCTTATAACCTGCGCCGTTAAAAACGTCTTGCATGATTTGAGAATCCGAAAGAGATCCATCAAGCTCTTTGTCTGTTTTTGATTTTCCAGATCTTAAATCATTTTGTAATTGAATTAATTTATTTCTGTTCTCTTTGTTTAAATTTCCAAACTCTTTTGTTAGGTTATAATTTTTAAACTTTTCTCTGGTCTTTGGATCTTCTGCCATCTGTCTTAATTGATAATAAATAACGCCGTCGTCTCGAATTGGGTTTTTGTCGATATGTTCCTTTAGACTTGAAAGACTGGCCTTGTCGAGAGACGATATTGCTTTGGTAAATTTTGGATCATCGATGTTTCCGTTTTCATCGAAATAATCAGCCAGTTTATTAACGACATCCTCTTGACGGCGCTGCTCTGCCTGGCGTTTTAATCCGTATACATAACTAAGTCTTTGCTCTGCGGCCTCGCGTTTTCTAGGGTTATCAATTTCTTTTGCGGCTGCATAAGCTTGAGTTTCGTCGTAACCTTTTTTCATCATATCGTCAGCAAACCGCTGAGAAAACCCACGCGTCGATCCGACCTCAAGCTGTTTCTCTACTTGTTCTAAATCTTTAGAATTTTTAATATTTTGTTTGTTGTTATCAAAATAACTTTGAGCAGAAATATCATCGCCGTTTGTTAGCATCCGAGAAATAACGCCAGAATGAATATCGCTCTCTTCATTTTGAATCATTAGCTGGGCCTGGTCCTGACTCATGCCTTTACGATCTGCGTATTTTAAAACCGAGTTTTTAATGTCACCTAATGCTATCGGTATTACGCCAGGGGACTGATAACCATTTATCGCCTTATCTTTATTCAATTTTAATCCAGCAGTAAATGTTTCATCGTCGTACTTTTGAATCTGTACGCCAACGTGATTCATCGTCTCTTTATTAAACTGTTCCTCGCGACGTGTGGCGCGTTCATTAAATGCAGACCTCTGCATATCGTTTTTTAAATAATCTTTTGAGATCGCTGATTTTTTTTTGGCGTACTCTTCTCGAGATACTTCGACCAAATCAAACGCATCCTTACCCTGTTTGCGGTACATTCCAGTTTCAGGATTATACTGGAAATCATTTTCAAATTTAATTAATTCATTTTCTGCATCAGCAACAGCAATTTGATCAGCTGATGTTTTTGCTTTTTCAACAATGTCGTAAATAGTTTTATCGCGAGTCTGAGCAGACGATCCGATGTTTGCGGCCTCACGACTAATGTCCTCGCTCACCCGAATATTTGGCATCGGCGCGCTTTGAATTTGCGGCGTTAGTTGTGGTACTTTTGGCATTAGGCCACCTCAGATTTTGGTGTTGATTTTATTTTATTAGTTGTCAGCGAGCTGCCGTAATTATCATTTAACTGACGTGCTGCCGACAATCCGCCAGTTAATAAAGTATTTGCCGATTCATTTTTGGCGCCTAATTGCGCGATTCGGCCACGACGTAAGGCGTTTTGCGATTCAGCTTTATACCCCATCGCCTCAAGGAAAGCGTTATTTTTAATCGTCGCAATGTCACGAGCGCCGACCTCTCTGGTTTCGTCTTGAATTTCCTGCGCTGATCCGTAACCCACGTCAACACCACCAGCTGCATAACTCACCTTTTGCGTTCCAACTAAACTGTTTACTTTTTTCTTATAATTATCTGCGGCCTCTTTACCGCGCTTAATGGCGCCATCAGCTTGCATTTCAGAATTTCTGCTGTTAATTCCCGCCATGGTGTTCTGATACTCACCCATTGCCTTCGCACCCTCAGCCTGGCCATACGCCTGATATAAGCCTAAACCGGCCATAACTCCACCACCAGCTGCACCCATTAATTACCTCCAGGAACTGGAACGAAACCGCTCGGAGTTATCGACAATACAGTAACTGGAACTGGATCAATTTGTCTGACAAAAACTCTGCCGTTATTATTCCAAGTCGCCTCTGTGTTAACATCCACCGGCTCAGTTTTTAATTCTGGCGGTAAATCATACCCTTCGTTTTCTCTGAGTTTAAACTCTGTTAAACCCTCTTTAATATCAACACTATCGTCTGTTGGCGGTTTATTTCCCGCCCAGATGCCTCGTGAGTTTTCAACAAACAATGTAACTTTAGTCGTTAATTTATTTCGATCGATCATCGTCGCTGATGATGGCGTGTCGATGTTCAGAGTTTCTAAATCAGAAACGATCGGTAAGCCCACAATAATCACGGCGTATTTTTCTGCTAATGTAATTTTGCCATCAGTAACCGTGATCCCTACGTATGAACTATTATTCGGATTTGCGACAACTAAGCCATCACCGTAAACCGAAACCTCTTGTCCCTCTAGATGCCACAACCCTGAAATCTCATCAACAGCACGAGCCCACTCAGTAATCGCAGCCGCTCGCATTGAAACAGGAACCGTTCGATTTGGTCGGCCTGTAACAACTGTCGTGCTCGAGTATGCATCGATCGTAAATCGAATCACCGAACCATCAGTGTCGTAAAGTTGAATTTGATTTCCAATATCAGACGCTGAAAAATAAGCCGTCGATGATGTCAGTGTTATCGTGTCAGTATAGGTCCAGGCAGATCCAGACAATGTCATCGTGTGCGCGTCGCTAGAATTTCGGCCATCGTATTTCAGATGCGAATCCATGATCGCAATATCTCGGATGTTTGTAATTTTTCTAGTTTCTAATTTTTCAATGTAACGAACTTCACGACCATCAACCTCGCGATTAACGACCATATAAACATAATCCTCTGATCCAACTGGGATACTCGCTACGTTTTCAACAAAACCGTTTTCAAAATCATGGCGGTGCCACGCCAGCATTTGCTGATCTTTCACGTAAGTCAGTCCCAACAAAACACCATCATCTCGGACGGTCCATAAAACTGAATGTGGAATTTGCTGATAACACCAGTCCACTAATGAATAATCATCCACCAAGTGAGCTGAGAAAATCGATAATTCGTTTCCTGTGTAATTGTCTGACTCATACTGAAAATTAATATCACGAATGTTGTTACCGCGCGCCTGCACGAAAACGGCAGAATTTCCAATGACGATCGGAGCTAATAACGGTGATGATCCATTGTAAGATGACTGACGAGTATTAATCGCCGATGGACTAAGCGTTCCACCTGCGTCGCCATTAGCCGCAAACTCACCAGACTCGGTAAATAATAACAATGTGCCAAGATCCACCAAATGATGAACGGCATTTACTCGGCGTCCTGATAATCTAAATATAATCGCATCATCATCCTGAATCGGAGACGACGCAGAGAAATCTTTAAATCCACCAGTCTTACTTGCCATAACCTTCTCAACATCATTATTAGTATTCGCAACAACTAGTCGCTGTTGATAGTACGTAATACAACTTGGATAATCATCAGTCGTCGTAAAATCCTCAATTATTCGAGGTGGAGTATCGTTTAAGTCAGGATCAAGCGCGCCGCTATCTACAAACTGATCATCGCCGCTTGCTGTTCCAATATATCCATAAACTCCATTCACTTCGCGATAAACATTAAATTCCAAATCAGCAATTGATGATCCATAAAACGCCGTAATATCCCACTCAACTAAAACATAATTTGTAGTCGACAGTGTGGCGTTAGCATTTGTTACAGACGCCTTATATGTTCCAGAAGGTGGAACGGTTCTCATTGCCGTTTCTTTGCCAGTAAATGGATCGAAAGAGGTAACTGTATAGTTATAAATAGTTGATCCAGTGGTGCCAACTGCTGTCGCCGTTAGATTGTCTGGAAAATCAATCTCAGCATCAAACGTAATCGATCCTAAGGTCCACGACGTATCACCTGAGCGCGACAGATTTCTTGGCGCATAACTCGGATGAACGATCGTGATCACGTCAGCAGACTGAACGTATTTCAGCGCCGGCAAATCAGCCTCAAGGTACGGCGTACTTATTTCGTAAATTTCCTCTAGCGTGCCGCCAGACGTATAAGCGCCGAACGAGGTGGAATTAACATTCGTTCCATCCATGTAATCAAGTTCAAACGTGTTTGCGCCGGCGTTAACGTTTGCCACTTTAAAATTTCTATTATTTAAAAACTGTCCAATTGGACCAACAATTCCAGAAACATAAACCTCATTGCCGGCGGGAACTTAACGACTGGTTCATTCACTGCGTTCATTACGCGCGACATCGAGAAGTGGATAGCTTACGCTGACGCGATTACTATTTCTTAATTAGGAGGATTTCATGGCTGATTATAAATCAAAAGCGTTAGGTTTACGGTATCACGACGAAAAACGAATTCGTGAGGGACAGATCTTTTTTATGGATGAAAAATTTGTAAAGTTGGATAAAGAGGGAAACCTGATTTCACCAAAAAATTGCGAGCTGATTTCAGCGCCGTCTAAAGCTGTTAGTCAAAAACCTCAGCCGAAAGCCGTACCTAAAAAAGCAGTAGAAGTCTCAGAGGACGAAGTTATTTAAATAAAAGTGGGATCAGCGATGGTCCCACTTCTTTTCATGGAGTGAATTATGGGTGCATATAAAACGGATTATGAAACAGTGGCCGCTGGTCAGACAGATCAATCTTGCGGTCCAACTGGCGCAGCAGGCGATGAGCTAGTTCGAGTTATTGTTACGGTGGCAACATCAGCAACAGGGACATGTTCTATTAAAGATGGATCTGGATCAGCAATTCCAATTACTGCGGCGAATACTCCGATCGGTGTTTATTCGGTTGACGTTGGTGCGAGATCGACAGGTGGAGCGTGGAAAATTACTACTGGTGCCGGCGCAACAGCGCTCGCAGTAGGAAGTTTTAAATAATATGTCCAGCAAGATGGACATTTGGAATACGGCGCTATCTCATTTAGGAATTTCTAAAGAGGTGGCCAGTGTTGATGAAAGCTCAGCCGAGGCGAAAGCTTGCCGGCGTTTTTACGACACGACTATAAAAGCAGTTTTAAAGGATTACAGCTGGCCGTTTGCGAGTAAAATTGCAACGTTAAATCTGATAACAGCAAATCCAAATGATGAGTGGGCCTATTCTTACAGGTATCCATCAGACTGTTTATTTTTTCGTAGAATTTTATCTGGAAACAGAAATGACACAGAGTTAACAAAAATACCATATGCGGTTTCTCAGGATGCGTCTGGACTGGTTTTATACACTGACGCGGTAACCGCTCAGGGTGAATACACAGTTAATATTACGGATGAGTCTTATTTCGCGAGTGATTTTATTTTAGCTGTTTCGTATCGACTGGCTTATTACATGGCGGCACGGCTAACGGCTGGCGATCCATTTAAACTTGGACCTGCAGCGATGCAAAATTATATGATTGAGTTGAGTCGCGCAAAAGCAAATTCATTTAACGAGGATCAGTCGGTTACTCTACAGGATACAGAGTCAATCGCAGCAAGGAATTAAATATGTCCTCAATAATGCAGAAAGCATTTTCCGGTGGCGAGATTGCGCCGGCGCTATATTCTCGAACTGATATATCAAAATATTATACGGCACTAAAAACGTGTCGTAATTTTTACGTTATGAGGCACGGTGGAGTTACGAACCGACCTGGATCTAAATTCATCGGTGAAGTTAAAGACTCCACAAAAAATACAAGAAAGATTGAGTTTATATTTAACCAGTCTCAAACCTATGTCTTAGAGTTTGGTGATGAATACATGCGCGTGCATAAGAACGGCGTGCAGCTTACTGACTTAACTCTTACGATAACAAATATATCTCAAGCTAACCCAGCGGTGGTTACATACACTGGTACTGATCCCACAAGCGGGCAGGAAGTGTTTATTGAGTCTGTTGCTGGCATGACTGAAGTGAACAATAGAAACTTCAAGATTGCTAACGTCAACGCTGGAGCTAATACCTTTGAGCTTCAGTATATGGATTCTACAAACGTAAACTCTACAGCTTTCACAGCTTATAGTAGCGGTGGAACAGCAAAGAGAGTTTACGAGATCACAACTCCTTATGACCACACTGATTTGGCTGAGATTCATTTCACTCAATCAGCCGATGTTATTACGCTTACACACAGGGATTATCCTATTTATAATCTCTCAAGAACAGCTGATACAACATGGACTATTGCAGCTGAAAGCCTTGTTCCAACTATTGATAGACCCACTGGGGTTACAGCTACAACAGGTGGCGGGACAGGTAATCGCCATAGATATAAAGTAACAGCCGTTAAGACTGAAACTTATGAAGAATCTCTTGTTGGACTTGGGTTAGCCTCAACAAAGCCATCTGCAAAAATACTTACGTCTTCCCCTTCTAGATGCCAGATGCCTGTAACCTCGTCCACGGCTCTACTCCATGTTGTAAATGCAACACCTCTCATAGCCACAGGCACAGTTCTATTTACAGAACCAGTTACAACAGTAGCGCTTGAGAAAGTTACAATAGTGAAACGTATAATCTC